CGGTGCTCCCTGCGCCTGGTGCGCCTCGGTGCGCCGGAACCGGTATCACAGAACGGAGTACTGCCGTGAGCGATTTTTACACCGTCATCAAGGCGGTCATGGACGGCGATGACTGGGTACTGGATGTCCTGGTCGCGCCGTTCGGCTCCCCCTGGCGGCGTGACGGTCAAGGGGAATGGTTCTCGCCCCGCACCAACACCAGGCCGGAGTGGTACCCGTCTCCGCCGGTTATTTACTACCACGGTTTCACCGAGCGCAAGGATGCACAGGCGACCCCGGAGCCCATCGGTCGCACGGTGGAGCGGACGGTCAAACCGGATGGCATCTGGTATCGCGTGGTCCTGGACAAAGCCAGCGCCTACGCCGCAAAGGTGTGGCGTGCGGCTCAACGCGGTGCGGCTCGGGCTAGCCCGGGCGGCCTGGGCCACCTGGTGCGCAAGCTGCCCAGCGGCGAACTGCTCCACTGGGCTATCGCGGAGATCAGCATATTCGACACAGATGACGGGCAGAAGCCCGCCTCACCCTACGCCGTGGCACTCCCGGCGCTTAAGGCAATCTACGATGCAGCGGGGATACCGCTGCCTATCACGGAGGAACCAATGGAGGAAGAAGAACTTCAGCCGACTGGCGACCATGTCGTTGTGAACGATGATGCCCTGTCAACGGCCGTTGCCCGTGCGTTCGATGCGGGTCGGCAGAGTATGCAGGAAATGACGGAACGTGACCTCAACGCGCTGATTAACCAGCGCTTGCAGCAGGCTGAGGCGCGAACGCGCCTGACGCGCGCCCAGGAGCAGCAGCAGCAGGCGGCGATCAAGGCCGCGCAAGAGGAGACCGAAGCCCGGCTGCGTGCGGAGTTTGACGAGCAGATGCGCCTCGCCCGGCGGCTCCCGGGTGGCGGCGGGCTGGATTATGGGGCGTTCGGACGGGGACCGCATGCAACCCAGTTCGCAGAGTTGCGACCGTATGACAATCTGGATGCCGCAAATCAGGCGCTCCTGGTCGGGGTGTTGCAGGCAGCGAAACGCGGTGGCCGCTCGGTCTACGGCGCATCCGGCAGCGCCTACAAAGCGCTCGTTGTGAAACTGAGCGAGGATACCAGCGAGGGCGGGCAGATGGGCGCGCAAGCGCTGAAGATGATGGGCGCCCCGCTGCCGGAGGGGGGCGCACTCAAGGCGAACGAACTGATGCGCAACGACTACACCAACTACGGCGATGAATGGGTCGGCGTCGTGTACTCGACCATGCTCTGGGAGCGCATCCGCCACCGCGCCAACGTGCTCAACCGCATCCGCCAGGTTGAGGTTCCGCAGGGTGCCGAGAGTCTGCCCATCCCGGTTGAGACGGGCGGCTTCACGTTTTACAAGGTCGCACGCGCCGCCGATACCGGCACCTCCGGCTGGCCGAACGCAACCATTCCCGCAAGCAAGGGAAGCACGGACAACAAAACGCTCACCCCGGGCAAGCTGGGTGCCCGCTCACTCTGGAACGGCGAACTGGAAGAGGATAGTCTCATCCCCTTCGTGGACTGGGTGCGCCGCTCCCTGGAAGAGGACGGGGCTGAGTATCTGGAGAGCGCGATCATCGACGGCGATGAACGCACCGCTGCCACCACGAATATCAATGACATCGGCGATGCGAGCGCTCAGGCGGGGGACGAATACTACCTGCTGGTCAACGGGTTCCGCAAAGTCGCATTGATTGACGCCTCCGGCGCGAACGCCCGCAGCGCTACCACGTTGGCGGCGGATGACTACCTCGAGACGCTCAAGCTCCTGGGTCCGGCGGGGATCAACGCCATTGACCGGACCGCGGTCGGCTTTGTGATTGATGTCAACACCCACTGGGCCACCCTGAACCTGACCGAGGTCAAAACGCGGGATGTCTATGCCGCGCCGACCATTGAGAACGGTGTGCTGGTCAACATCTTTGGCCGGGACGTGCTCGTGTCCGGGCAGATGCACCGGATGAGCGCCAAACGCATGGCAAACAGCAGTGGTTTTGTCCACGCGACGGATACGAACAACACCACCGGCTCGCTGCTGGCGGTCCGCTGGGACCAGTGGGTCTTCGGCTGGAAGCGCCGCATGAAGTTAGAGGTCAGCCGCATCCCGCGTGCCGATGCGGATGAGATCGTCGCAACGATGCGCTTTGACCTGATCAACCGCGATGATGAAGCCGCGGCGATTAGCTACAACATCACGGTGTAGGTGGAGGGAGGGGAGACGTATGCGCATTCGCTTTCTGCGCGGTTTCCGGGGCCGCTTGACCGGGGAGCGCTTCTATCAGGTTGGCGACGTGGCCGAACTGGAGGATACCGCCGCGCAGCGCCTCATCCAGCAGGGCGTGGCGGAGCAGGTGCAACCGGACCCGGAGCCGGAAGCGCCCGCCCTGCCACGGCGTAGCAAGCGGACGGGGGATGCATGACCTACAGCACCCTGGCCGATTTCAAGGAGTTCCTCGGCATCACCGGCAGCACCGAGGATGATTGGCTGACCGCGCTGCTCACCGCCGCGGACGCGGCCATCACCGCCGCAACCGGGCGGATCTTTACGGCGTCCACGCAGACGCGCTACTACCCCCAGGCGGCGGTCGCAGGTGCCACGCTGCACCTGGATGCCGACCTGCTGACCGTCACCACGCTGACCAATGGTGACGGCAACACCATTGACGCGGCGGATTTCGTCCTGTTGCCGCGCAACCAGCAACCCTACTGGGCGCTGCGGCTGACCGGGGATGCCGCCTGGTCGTTTGCCGGCCGTGAGAGCGAGATCAGCGTTGCAGGCGATTGGGGCTACACCACCACCGCGCCCGCCGACGTTGCGCAGGTTTCCCGCGAGTACGCGGCGCTGCTCTATCGTGCGTACGACCGGCAGACCTCCGTCGACCTGGCCCGGGCCGTTGCCACCTTCCCGCCCGGCTTCGCCAGTCGCCTCAGCCACTACCGGAAGCGGTCGCTGTAGTGGGCACCTGGTCGCTCATCACCGCCGGGGGCACCACGGTCGATCTGGCGACCTACAACGTGCGCGCCCACCCTGCGCAGGGCGGCGGCGCCGTGCCCCGTCGCCTCATCACCCTGGCCGGGATCTACCAGGAGAGCACCGCCGATCCGCGTATCCTGCGCCTCACACTGACCAGCAACGAACGCCATGCCCGCCTCCCGGCCCTGCGCCGCGCCCTGCTGCGCCTGCTCGATGCCGGTGACACCCTCACCGTGCGCTATGCTGGCGCAGTGCGCACCCTGGAACTGGCGGTGGTCTACTGGCGCGGCCTCGAGGATACGCCGCCGCAGGGCAGTGAAATCACCCTCGACCTGGTCGCGTACCCGCCCGGGCTCTGGGTCGATACCGAGGTTGTGACCCAGGCGCTCACCGTTCAGACGGAGATCACAGGCGCGAACTACGTCCTGGAACGCTCGGCGGCGGGCGTCTGGAGCGCGTTGGGGAGCGGGCCGGGCGCGGCGGTCAACTGCCTGGTCTACGGTCCTGACGGCAACCTGTACGCAGGCATCGACGCCTCGCCCGGCGTCAAGGTCTGGAACGGCTCCACCTGGGCAACCTATCAGGGCGGGGTCAACGGGGCCGTGCATGCGTTGCTCTGGACCGGGGACCGGCTCTATGTGGGTGGGAATTTCACGCAGGCCGGTGGCTCGCTGGCATGTGCCAACATCGCGTTTTATGAGAGCGGCTGGGACGCGATGAGCGGTGGTCTCGCCGGGGGCACCGTGTACACGCTGTTCGCGCGCGCCAGTGGCTCCTCGTTCTACGTGTATGCTGGTGGGACGGTTACCAGTTATCTTGGTCGCTGGAGCGTGTATGCCTCCGTCTGGTCGGCGTCGTACAATCTCAATGGCGCGGTGTACGCTGGCGTTGCGAGCGACACCGGTATCTTTGTGGCCGGTGCGTTCACCACGTTGGCTGGCACCGCGGTGAGCCGTATCGCGTTCCGGCCAAACGACCAGTCAACGGTCGCGCTGGGCAGCGGCGTGGATGGGACGGTTGACCGCCTGGTGTTGCTACCGACTGGTCTCCTGGTCGGAGGGGGGTTCCAGGAGATGAGCGGTTCCCAGCTCATTGGCAACCTGTTTGCCTGGACTGGCAACGCCTATCGCTATCTGGCTGAGGATGGGTTTCGCCCGCTTGTGGCTGATGAGACGGGCCGCGTCTATGTCGCAGCACCAGGAGATGAACTGGTGTACACCTGGGCGGGTGCGAATTTTATTATGCTCGATGTGACCTTCCCGTCTAGCTCGAGCCTGCCAGCGGTCGCATTGGCGGCTGATGGTCGGCGCGCGCTTGGGTTTGACCGCACCGGGACTGCAACGGTTGGCGGGCAGACGACCGTGACAAACCCCGGGCTTGCGTGTCCCTGTCGGGTGACACTGACCAAAAACAGCAGTACAGCGTATGCCTCGTTGCGCGCGCTGGCGAACCTGACCACTGATACGTGGTTCCACCCGTATCAGCCGGTATCACCGTCGGATACCGTGATTCTCGATACCGCCGCCGCCTCGTTTTCGTCTGCGCTGCGCGGCGATCTGCTGCGCTTTGCGTTGCCGGAGAGCCGCTTCTTTGACCTCGTCTCCGGCGACAACCAACTGCTCGTCTCATTCTCGCCCTTCTTTCCCTCGATCGCATTCACGGCGGAGGTGTCGTTTTACCCTCGCTACGCCTCCTGGGAGTTCGGCGATGGCGACTAGCAGCGTCTGGCTCTACCGCCCCGACCTGACCCGCCAGGCCGTCATTGCGCCCGCCTGGGAAGCGGAGGCTGGCTATCGCTTCATCGCGCTCGATCTCGAACTGCGCGAGAACAGCGTCACTGAGCTGACTCTGGTTATGCCCCACGCGACCGCCCCACCGCTTGACTGGTTCCCGCTGGATGCGCTGTTGGGTGTCTGGCATGGCGACCGCCTCGAGGGTGACACGCTCTGGTTCGTGCGGGTGCCTCCGGCGCTCTCCTACGGCGCGAATGGCGAACTGCTGGTGACGGTGAAAGCGCAGCATGCGCTCTACCTGCTCACTGGCCGGATCGTTGCCTACGCTGCTGGCAGCGCGCAAACCGAGAAGACCGGGCCGGGCGATGACCTGATCAAGGCGGTCGTGCGCGAGAACCTGGGCAGCAGCGCCGGCAGCCGGGAACTCAGCAACGTCACCGTGGCCCCGGACCTGGGCC